TACATCAATTTCTTTCGCGAAACGCTTTTTATAAACGGGATCATTGCTCCATCGACCATGCTCTTTGATTTTTTCTAACATGAGCAAATAAGTCTGCTCATCATAATCAGTAGTTTTTGCTGATATATGGTCAGGGATTGCCACCTTTGGAAGGTGATAGTCGTAGGAAACATCGATGTCAACGTGTTCCACAAGGTCCACTGTGAACCCCACCCACCGACGGTAATCGTCTTCGGTGAACTGCTCGCCGAGGTGCACTTTGAGTTCTTTATAGAGTTCTGTTGACTTCTTGACATGGTATGACTCCTGATAATACTTACCATCTTTATGGCCATTCTTACATAAGCAATCCTGTAAGATCTTATCTTCTTTATTAATAAAGCATGCCCCAGAAACTGGAATTGGCTTCCCACCATACTTAAGCATCTCAAATAAGAATTTGTTATATGCCTTTTGAAGATTGCCTTCGGTGACAAAAGAGTTTCGCTCTACTTTCTTAAACCCAATCTTTTTATCGAAAGTATGAGTAATATCAACTGGATTGAATTCTATATATAGGTCATCATTTAGGTGCTGAACTAATGTCTGATATCTAAACTCAGCTATATCCTTCTGACCATTGATAATGGCTTTCCCTACATAGCCATTAATATCAGCAGTTCCAAACTTTAATCCATCTCTATGTGCTAATATCTGATCAAAAGATACTACAGGAATATCACGTTTGTCATACTCGATAGATGTTTCCCACCCAAGTGATGCAAGCTTCATCAAGTTAAAGTACCCCTCATTTGATACAGCCCAAACATTGATATGATAATGTTCATTCTTATCCATCTCCATCTTAAAATTCAGGCCAACTCCCGGCACACAAGTTACCTTATCATTCTTGTGATTTGCTGCACTAAATAATGATATTGCATATCCTTGATCTACTACTGCAAATCCTGGTACATTATTCTCCTCGCACCATTGTGACCACTCTTCTGGAGTTGGAACCGCATCATACATTGTGTACTGAGAGTGTACATGTAATTGTGCTGGTTCTGGTAATTCCTTAGAAATTTCAATACTGTTGATATCGACATCTGGTTGATATATGTGAGCATCTTCTCCCATTAACTGAGATAAATAAGCATCTAATTCAATATTAGCGGATATATCCGATAACGCATCGTGAGCTTGAATATCTATATCGAAATGCTTACACAGTGTTTCTAATTTATTATTTTCAGTTTTAAGTTTTCCTTTTAATTGACGCGCTCGATACAACGTATCATGAACATTCAAATTAAATAATTGAAAGAAATCAACATTACGATTATGTCTGGAAAAAAGTCCTGACAGCATCTTCTTATCAAAGCCTACATTATGTCCAGCAACTCCAAATTTAACACCAAATGATCTTACATAATTAATAAAGTTTTCTAACAGCTGTTCCTGTGGTTGGAACGCTTCCATCTGATCTAAGGTAATACCATGGACTTTTATGGCTTCTTGTTGAATATTCTGCCAATACATTGGCTTACCAAACTCCATAAAAGATGGTTGTCGTACCCCATTAACTACAGGAATACAGGCTATTTGAATAATGTCGTTCTTATTTGCGTCGAGACCGGTTGTCTCAGTATCAATCCATAATAGATTCATCTATGCTCCTAAATAAAAAATCCCAGATGCATTATACATCTGGGACTAATCATTTAGGTTTTTGAATGTCTTATTAGAATGAGAAGGTGAAATCTACTTTAGTTTCGTTAGCATCGTCAGTGTTGAGTGCTAAAGTTACTTCATAGCTGTAGATTCCTTCGGCGGCAAGAGCTGAGATAATGCCAGCCTGAAAAGCATCCCAATACTTATTCTGTAATTTTAAAGTATCTGGGACATGTGAAACAACCACTGTAACTGTAAATGATTCTTTACCTTTTGCTGCAGCATCACTCAATCCTGAGGATAAATCTGCATATGCGTTGCCAGGAGAGGCTTGTGTTCCAATATAATCAACACCGGCTTGAAATGCCGTGCTTATTGCAGTACTTAAGTCATAATCTGTTCTTAGGCTCATATGTTCTCCAATAAAAAAGGTGGTATAGTAGCTAATTATCTATACTATTATACCACCTTTATGTCTTTAAACAGACTATTCGTTAAGACCAGATGTCGGATTCACTTCATTGGCTCGAATCTTCTCAATCTGCTCTAGGAGGAACTGTATCTTGGCTTTTTCATAGTTTATAGCGGAATTGTATCCGTTATTTAGATCTTTAACGATCTGCTTAGCTGCGTTCAACTGATCGTCGTTTTTCTTCTCTTCGCTTAAATCTCTAATAGTTAGCTCACACTGAGTAATCTTCTCCATTGCTTCATCTTCAGAGATGTCTTGGTGATTCTCAACAAATGAACTACTTAATACCTTGTTAGTTTTCTTACTCATAATTTCCTCCTATTCATATTTGAATGTGCCTTTTGGTAATTTCTTAAATTCTATATCATCTATCAAAGGTACATCATACGATATCTCTTGTACTCGTTCATAAATACTGACATAGAAAATAGCCATTGCTACAGCATCAACGATGTCGTAACGAAATTTTATTGGCTTACCTGTCTTTTTCGATATCGAATGATTCGGAAATCGAATATTCCATTTTTCCCACAGTGATTCTTGAGTCATTAATTTCTTAGCTGGTTCTTTACCCCAAGTGCTTTTCTGAAGTTTGGTAGCTGTAGTTCTACCATTAATGAACTTTTTCCATAAAGATATATTGAGGATCTCATAATGCAGGTCTAGTTTTCTCGCTGTCATCTGAATCAGTGCTCGATAAGCACAGTTCTTATTGGCTCCCTGAGAAGCAAATTTAGAGAAAAAATAGTCTTCATGTGCAACTACATCTGGTTCATAGATGTCTATTAACTCTTCAATGCATTTAGTGAATAATATATACTCATCTCCGCTATATTCTTTTGATGGGATATCTACAAAACCCCAATCTTTAATATGAGCAACATTATCGATAATTTCTACAAAACAATAGCCAGTTGAATCCGCTGGATCTAGGATTAGTATTTTCTTATTCATGTAGGGATTATACTATTGGTTGTCTTTGACTTGATGTAAACGATAGCCGGCACCTTCTAATCGCTTTACGTCGCCGTGCTTTTCATTAATTTCTTTTAGAGTTAAGGGTTTAGCAGTTATACGGTGTGGACCGTCGTGGATATGATATCTAAACTCTTTGTCGATCTTAGGTTTTTTCTCTTCTTTCTTCATGGATGAAGAACAGATGGCATGTGCAGAACCAACGTCGTGTCCCTTAGCTTTAACATCCATTACACAGCTTTCATGTTTCTCAGGATCAATGCCTTTAGGTGCTCTTTTTTCTAATGACCATTGACCAGTGGATTTATTAACATTGAGGGCTTCGCGAGCTTCACGCATCTTCATATCTTTAATATCAGAATTTTTAATTTGTTCGGCTTGCTTAACTGGGCTTTTCTTACTTTTTGGTGATACACCTGGAAGCTTAGTAGCAGATTGAGATGGGGCTTTAATTCCCTGTAATTTCTGCTGCTTAATAGACGGTAATACAGAAGAGGACTCAATATTTGCTTTCAGTCCCTTGATTAATTCTTCTAACTTCTTGATTTTTTTATCGATATCACTCATAACATTATTATATCACATGTTTTGCTCAATATCATGAATGATCTCAGCAATAAGAATGCTGGCTCCAGCAATTTCTGATAGCTTACCTTCTTCGTATGCTTCAGCTAAATCTCGCTGAGCATCCTTGAGCTTCTTAATGACTAATTCTTTATCAATCCCCATCTGGGACAATGTTTGTGATGCCATTTTTCTTCTCCACTCTAATAACTTTAGAAAATAAAGTTTTAGACTCACTCATATGATCAATTACTATTATTTGTCGCTTCTGTGATAATCTATGTAATAAATCGACGACTATTTCCCTACCAACGGCGTCTAAGCCATCAAAAGGCTCATCTAGGATAATCGGATTGATAGTAGTGCCGTACTGCGATGTTAGAACATCTAGAATGGCGAAATCTAATGCGAGAGACAACGATCTGAGCTCACCACCAGATAAGGATCCAATTGATCTTGACTTACCGCCAATCATCAGTTCTTCAGAGAATTTAGCGACTACACTCTTATCACTATTAACTTTATGAGTCTGCAATTGATAGGTTGCACTAGGCCAAACCATTTGGACATACTCTGACACCGCTTCGTTGAATAAATCAACGGTGCTATCCATGATATATGCTGGTGCTCCGGTAGGGGCAAATATCTGTGAGCAGAATTTAACAGTCTCTAATTCTTCCATTAGTGTTTGCTTATTATTCTTTACTTCAACTGCTTTTTGCATAATACTCTGTATCTTAGCTAATACATCCGCAGCTGTTTGTTTCTTCTCTTCTAGATATTGAATCTCTTGAGTGCGAGAAGAAACACATCTTTGATATTCAGAAATAGATGCTTGAGCTTTATCGTACTCTTTAAAATCAGTTTTCTTTTGTTCTATTAATTTTTGAGACAATGTATTAATTTGAGCTCGTTCAGATAATTGTTGATCATGCTGTTTAATAACATTAAGTGTAACTAACATCTTATCTTGAGCTTCTTTAACATCTTTATCATGCTGAGCTTTTGCTGCTGCTTTTTGTGCTGTTGTATCTTTTACATGCATTAAAGATTTTCCATGGACCACTAATGGTGTGTTACATTCTGGGCACTCTGTATCTGCTTCTGGCTGTAAGAACACAAAAGATTTCTCTGCTATTGCTTTCTGCTCTTCATATTCATTTAATGCAGTGTTACGCTGCATCTCCACTTGAGTTAATCTTGTATTGGCATCCGCTATCTTAACTTCTAGTGCTGAATACTTACTAAGATCTGGTTTAGGAACCTGTTGTAGTTCTTTAATTTGTTTATTAAATTTAACAATCTCTTCCTGGTGAGCAGCTATTTGCTTATCTAGCTCTCCCTCATCAACCATGGATTCCTTATATATATTAACTTGAGATTGATAATTAGCTAATTCTTGAGTATACAATTGAATATCGGTATCTAATTGATTAATTATCTTCTTTGTCTTACTATGAAAATCACCAAAGGATGATAGTCTCATCAATTCAAGAATGAAATCCTTCTTACCTTTATCGTTTAAAAAAATAAATTTATTATTACTATTCTGAGCTGTATACATAGTGATCATAAATTGATCATAGGTTAATCCAATTTTATTCTCAAATTCTTCCTGAGTTATATCAGATTTAACTCCATTTATGAAGTATTCTACATTAGTTGGGCGACACCGTTTCACACCGTAAAAATTAGATCCAACTTGGATCTCGACATAGGTATGACCTTTCTTAGAACCTTTACGTAAAATTTCAGTTTTAGTTATTTTTCTAGGGGTTTTTTCGTAAAGACCGTATGATATAGCATTAAAAATTGCACTTTTTCCCGCGCCATTAGCCCTGTTATCATCTAAACTCCAACCGTCAACTAACACTAATCCAGTTGGCTCAAAAGATATATCTAAGTTTTCAATACTTAAGATATTCTCAATGTGTGCTTTAATTATTTGCATATAGAAAAACCCCTCTGTAATACATACAAAGGGGTTATACTGATCTTGAAATTTATTTAGTTATTTTCTACAAACTCTTTAACAATATTAAAGGGAACCATATATCCTTGAGTAATGACTCTTGGATTTCCCGCAAATACAACTCCTACAACATTTCCCCAAAAGTTAACCACTGGACTTCCTGAGTTACCACCATAAATGATATTAGTAATATGATACGAGTATAGTTTATATTCACATATACTATTAATACCGAACAATGCAGCTAGAGGAAATTTATTTGGATCAACTTCTGTCCATGTCCCAGTACATTCCTCTTTCTTAATATTAAATTGTCGCAATGTTATATCTTCAGCGCCAATAAGTTCACCTTGTGATAAAGTTAAAGGACGAAGTCCAGGATGACCGTATATGTAGGTTGTTTGACCGATATATGGTTCACTACCGATTTTCAATCCATCAAAACCTTCAATACCTTCTACTAAACATAAATCATGGCTATCATGAATCTTAATAACCTTGCGAATAATAGATTTTTCTACTCCATTAACATGATAAAACACCTTGAGCTCATTTGTCTTCTTATCAGCTAATTTACATATATGTCTATTAGTTAATATTTTAATACCGGATTTAGTTTGCATATGGAATCCAGTTCCCCCACTGCGCTCATTAACATCCATAATTTTTACGACTTCTCCACCTACCTCGTATCTCATGTAGTCACGATACATTTCTGGCACCTTAGCCATCAAAGTAAGATAAGCTAAAACCGCAACCCCAGCAATCGCAAGAATTGCACTTAGTCCGGCAATAATACGCGCTAATAATTTCCAGCGTATTGACAGTAATAAATTCATAAACTTTTTCATCCTGTGCTCCTTATTCGGATTCTGGTGGTGCAGTACGAGTACATAGTTCACCTTTCTCATTGTAGTAAACCCATCTCATTTCCAGCATTGTCTCTAAGCTGTACACACCTGAAGCCACCATTTTTGGAACTTCAACGCTCCAGTAATACTCTGATTTTCTATCACTAAGAATCTTCTTTTGATCTTGCTTATGCTTAACGTTTCTCGCTTTGTCTACTGTTTCATTAACTTGAGCATGCCCAGATAATCGAGGCATCTGTCTAACTTTTAATCCACCACAACTGCAGGAGAAATCAGATAGGGATGAGTATCTCATTTCTTCACTACCACACTTCTTGCATTTGTAACGATTCTTAGCCATTAAAATCTAATTCCTATTCCTGCGCCTATTGAGAATTCATCTTCAAAATTTGATTGAGTATGAAGATCAATAAATACAGGGCCAAATATAGTGTAATCAATACCTGTATAATAATTCTTATTAGATAAGAAGCCAGCTGAAATACCAAAGTTTCGCTTATTGACTTCTACCACTTTCTTTTTCTTAAGTTCAAAGATCTCCTTCTCCTTCTTCTCTATCTCTAAATCAAACTCCTTCTTGATCTTCGAAACCCTTTCTTTATGTATTTTTACCCACTTACTTTCAATTGACTTAACTTTCCGATTAAACTCGTCCCGGATCTGTGTTGTAACCTTAGATATCTCTTCGGTTTCTGTTTTCTTGTACGTCTTCTCAACAATTGTTCCGTCAGGTTTAACGATCTTTAGAGTGCCTTCTTCAACCTTTTGTTTAAGTTGATAGTTCTCTTCTTTTAGGACTTCGATGCTACGAGAAGTTTCTTCTAGCTTTGTTTTAACTAAATTCAATTCTGATTTAAACTTCTCCTTCTCCTTACTAAGAGTCTTTTCATGTTGCTCCTGTACTAAGCTTAATTGTCGCTCATACTTTTGCTGCTCTTCCTCTCGTATAGTTTTAGTAGGATAAAATATAGCACCAATAGCTATACCAGTGGCCAATATTAAAACCCATTGAACATATTTATTCTTAAGTAAATCCTTCATCTTACCCTCCTAATCCGGTATCACCCATCATGTCTTTAAATGCTTGCTTAGATAACGCTAATTGATTCTCTAATCCTGCATCTCTTGGTACACAGACGATTCCACCTAGGGTTGTCAATAATGCAGCAACAGATAAAGCGTTCGCTATAGATACTCTAGCTACTTTAGCTGGTTCTATAATTCCTGCCTTGTGAGGATCCACGACTTCATGTGTATCTGCATCAAATATTTTATTCTTAGTGTTCTTTAATTTCTTCTCAATTGTTTCTAAATCTTCTCCACAATTGTTAAGAAGTAACTCAAATGGTGCTTTAAGAGCTTCTTCCATGATACCCCAAGACTCTTTTCTATTGGCATCGTTCTTAATAATATCAATTAATGCTAGATGAACGTGACATCCACCTGGAACAATACCTTCAGCAATAGCAGAACGAACGGCTTCTACTGCATCTTCAACTCTAGCTTTCTTTTCTCTAACTTCTAAATCTGAGGCACCTCCTACCCATATAGTTGAGATCCCACCAGTCAATTTTCCAATAGCAGCTTTAACAAACATGCGATCAAAATCAGAATGACAAGTTTTGGCAAGCCCTTTTAATTCCTCTACTCTTGCATCAATGGCTTCTGTATTGGGCTCCGATAGAATGAATGTTTCATACATAGTGCTTCGAGCTGTCTCAAACTTACCAAAGTCATCTTCAGTGATATCATCAATATCACCTGGATCAAAAATCCTCGCTCCAGTATATGCCGCCATATCGCGGAGGAGCATTGATCTGGAGTTTGGCATTCCAGAGCGAGGAGTCTTGACCGGACATATCGTCATACCTCCTTTGACGTTATTTGCTATCTTATCCATGACAACATCCGAAAACTCATGTGCTACAATAATTAGAGGAGATCCGTATAATTCTGTCCCCTCAATTGCCTCTTGAACAAATCCTAAGGGCTTTAAATCAGTAATGGATCCATCAAATAGGAATACATATCCTTTGTCCATCTTGCATTGCTGATTTGCATTATCGTTAATAAATAGTGGCCCTAATTGACCTATTTCTTTTAATCCAGCAGTAACAATATATCCATCAATTGTTTCCACCTTCATTTGATTACCTTGTGCTTCTTCTAAAAGAACAGTTCCGTCTTCTCCAGCAGCTACAACAGCATCAACAACTGCTGTTGCTATCTTCTTGTCACCGTTAGCTGAAATAGTTGCGACGTTTAATAACTCGTCAGCATCTTCAACTGAGGTTGCTGACTCTTTTAGATATGGAAGAATAACTGTATCGTACAGTTCATTTAATTCATTTACCACTTTTTGAGGATTATGTTTAGGATTGGCAGCTATGAACTTTTGTCCTGCTGTAGCAATGGCATTAGCTAAAACAATAGCAGTCGTTGTGCCATCACCAGCATCTTTTGCTGTATTTAAACAGATTTCCTTAGCTGCTTCAATGATGATGTTAGCTTCTGATTTTTCAACACCAAGGGATTTAGCGACTGTCACACCATCTTTAGTTACTAATGGAGCCATACCATCTCGCTCAATTAGAACGGGATTTCCACCAGGACCTAAAGTCCTACCAATTATAGCTGCCATCTTACCAAGTGTCTCAGCTATAATTGCATTAATCTGCTCTTTATCGGCTATAATATCCTTAGCTTTCGTTTTCTCGAATATCATACATTTCTCCTACGGCTTTGTCGTATTTTTTCTAATGTTTCTTCTGAGTGTTTTTTACCATAAAAGGGATTATCTGTTGCTATAAATCTATTATTTTTCTCTTTGTATGTTTTTAAAGCATGACAATTACAGCATAAAGTTCTTAAATTCCCTTTATCATTGTTATTTTTATCACCATCTATATGATCAATTTCTAATTGCGCTGAGACTTCGGGAATAAAACCGCATTCCTCACATTTATCTGCTTTTTTTATTCCAAAGCGATATCGACCACGGCAAGTTCTACATACTGTTTTCCAAACTACAGTACCATCAACCCTAGTGAACGACTTCTCTACTAAATTACCACATTTACAGAAGGGTCTCATTTCAGCTCCCCATTCATATATTCTTTTACGACTTTTTTATACCGTTTAATCTTTCGTTCATTTTGTTCATACCCATAAAAACTATGACCTAACCGCAATGCAGCTCGCAACCCTGATTGTGTCCCCATCCACGGATCAAATATTATTGAGCCTGGTAGGGCATCAGTCATGCGAATTAATAGTTCAGCTAAGTCTAAGGGGTAAGCTTCTTCTAGTGATCCAGTTTCAACTTTCCAAGTATTTCCAGGGCACGATAATTCATCTGTTACTCCTAGATACTCTTTTATTGGAAGTCGATCTAAGTTCCAAACGTCTCCATTGCAAAAATGAAGTACATACTCATGTGAATTAACTAAGTTAATTTCAGAGCGTTTACCTGGTAACCACGACTTCTGTATGATTATATTATCAATGTGTCGAAATCCTTCTTCCATCATAATTTTAGCAACTTCAAAAGGGCGAGATTTGCATTCAACTGGTGCATAACATATTAAGAATACTACACCATTCTTAACCATATTCATCTTTAATTTTTGAGCAATTTTACGAATATTTTCAGGTGAATACCCGTCTCGCTTACGAATTGGAACACGGGTCATACAGACCTCAATAGCATTGGGCCAAACAGCAAGTTCACTCAATGGGTTAGCTATATTATTGACATTAATTTTTACATTGGTATCGAATATACTAGATAAATTGGCCATAATGCTCCTCAACATAGCTTCCTTTACCCAGTTATACTAAGACTTACAATCTCTAATCAGCTAGAATTTCATCTATAACTTTATTGGCCTCTCGCTCTAGATATTCATGAACATCTCTACGAATCTCTTCAAGGAGACTCACAGGATCTTCTATGCTTATTTCAAATAAAGTTGATAAGTGAAAAGGCTTATCATGCAGCTCACATGACTCAGTGTTCCGTATGCGGACATTTAACGCATGTGAAATTGATGATATATGAAGACCGTCTAGGCCAAGGTGTCGCTGCATTAGTATGTTGCGATGCATATCAACCACGTAGCGAATTGTATAGTGG